CGCCGCCGTTTGTGTGAGTTCGATTCTCACCGCGCGCCCTTCAGTTCCGGGAAAGGAAAAATGAAAATCAAAGCCAACGAAGAGCCGCGCGGAGATCTCGCGCTCGCGGAACTAACCGCGCTGGGCCGCTTGATCGAAGCGCAACCCGCCCCGCCGACCCCGCATATGGTTCCGGCCGCGTCGATGCAGAATCGGTTCACCGGCCGCTGTTTGAAATGCGGCGCCGTCGCGACGGAATACAGCACCACGTGGCAATGCGCGGCGTGCGGAGCCAAAGGAAATCTGGTCTAACGATGCTTAGCCGACGATGCACACTCGCGGTTCTGTTTGCTGCGACATTTGCCGCGACACTAGGAGCGCAAGTGTTCCCGCCGCCGGCCGGAGGCGGCGGCACCGGATCGGGAACGGTTACGCAGGTCGTCGCGAGTCCACCGCTCAGCGGCGGCACCATCACCGCCAACGGATCTGTCGGCTGCCCTACCGCCACATCGCTCGTAGCCGGCTGTCTGGCGGCCGCGGATTGGTCCTCGTTTAACGCGAAGGGCGCGGGCACGCTTACGCAGCTCGTATTCTCCAGCCCGCTCACCGGCGGAACTGTGACCAGCACCGGAAGTATCGGATGCCAGACCGCGACGGCCATCGTGGCCGGGTGTCTCTCCGCCGCGGATTGGGCCACGTTCAACGGCAAAGGCTCGGGCACGCTTACGCAGGTTGTCGCCACCGCGCCGCTGACCGGCGGCACGATTACGGGCAGCGGCTCGGTCGGCTGCCAGACCGCCTCCGGATCGCAGGCGGGATGCCTCGCCGCGGCCGACTGGACCACATTCAACGGCAAGGGCGCGGGCACTGTATCAATCCTTTCTGCCGTATCCGCCGCGTGTCTCACGACGTTTGTAAGCACGGGCGTGCAAATCCAGTGTCCGAACGGCTCCGCAACGCTCGACGCGTCTGGCAATCTAGTAACGCCCGGCAACGGCAACTTCGGAGTCGCTTCCGGAGTCGTTGGCGCCGTCGTGCTCAACGACGGATCGGGCAACCCTTATGTGCTGTCGGCCGCGGCCGGCGCGTCGGGAGGTATCGCTCTCGATCTGCCTCAAGCGCTTGGCACGGGCACGGCATCGCTTGCCGGCATCCTCACAGTAGGCAGCGGCTTCGTCTATTCGGCGACGTATACAAGCGGCGTCACGTGGGCCACCGCGCCCGCCACATGCACGTGGACCGTCACCAGCCCGAACGGCGGAACCAACGCGGTGCTCACGATGATCTACAGCGTGACTCCCACCGCGGGCACGCCGTTTTCCGTCACCACCGCAGGAACTGGATTCAATCTTCCCGTCACGACCGCGGCTTATACCAGCGGCGCGGGCTGCAGCGGGACGGCTACTATCGCCGCGGTGGTTGGCGCGCAAGTCAGCATCAGTCCCCAGGTACCCGCAGACACGACGGCCGGCCAGCTCGAGGTGACCGGCGCTTCCGCGCCTTCGACGATCTTTACGTGCGGCGTTGATAACGTCCCGTTTTATGCGGCGGCCACGAATGTCCTGAGTTGCTCGCACACGATCCAACTCGGGCAGGCCTCCACTTCGAACGGGCTTCTGTCGCTGGCGAGCGCCGGCGCGGCGGGCATCGGCTCGATTCAATATCGCGGCGCAAGCACCTATAGCTTCAGCCTTCCCGATGGCGCGGGCACAACCGGCGCGGCACAAACGTTAGGGACCAACGCGTGCGCGGGTAGTCTGACCAATTCCTCCAGCTTCGGATCGGTCCTGACCTCGGCGGGCGGAAGCCCCAATCCCAACATCTGGGCGGCTCCCTACGCGGCGGGATTGTATACGAGCGCCACGACCGGCACGTGCGCCTTCACGATTACGTTCCCGGCCGGCTTGACCGCGGCGCACGGATGGGCTTGCCATGCTGAGGACACCGGCACATCCATAGGCGCGATCACGCAGACCGGCGGCTCGGCTTCGACGGCCACATTCTCGGGAGTCACCACCACCGGCGATCCAGTGAGGTATCTATGCGCACCCTACTAGCAGCGATTCTATTTTGCGCTTCAGCGTGCGCGCAGTTCGTGGTTCCGACGAACCATTCGAACTACCGCGAGCACGGGACCAATCTGGTGGATCAGAACGCGAGCGGGTTCGCGGCGCCGGCCACCGTCTCGTTCTCCTTCCAGGACACCGGAACATCCGGCGGCTCGATCGGCAGCGTGACAAACGGAACGCTGGTGGCCACCAAGAACTCGACGGCCCCGTACCTGCGCGTATACAACAGCGCGGGCCTGGTCTTTACCGACCAAACGAACACCGTCCCGGTCACCATGGGACCGCTCGGCGTAAGCACGCCAGTGATCGACGCCAACGGGCAGGTCTGCATGGCGGACCAACTCAAGTTCGTTTGCTTTTCCAGCACTGGCGCCGTCCTGATCAATACGGCGTTTGTCTTTGGCACAAACGCTCCGGCCGTCTCCGCGTTCTCTCTGATTCCGAGTTCGGACGGCTCGAAAATCACCATCCTAGGCGGCGGGCCCGTGATTTCTATCTGCATGTCCACGTGCGGATCGTACACCGCCGGCCAGCAGATCGGCGCGGCGCTTTATGTATACCTGGCGACGGCGCCTCAGACCGGCACTTACCAGAACTATTACCAGGACACCAACGACGCGTGCTCGATTTCGGATGTGATCTTTTTCGACGGCCAGCGCGGGACGTGCGGAACGACAGGCTGCTCGATTGCCGCGGTGGCGCAGCCGAACAACGCTATCACCGCCGTCCAGATCACCAACACCGGCCCAATCGAGATCGCGCAGTCCGCGCTCTATGACGGGCCGTCGCAGGCCTCGCCCTCCTGCAATAACGGAAACGTATACTCCGACAGCGGGAACGGCGGCGCGGGCACCGTCGCGCCATGCAACAGCAGCAGTACCGTTACCCCGTGCATCGTGGCGTTTTCTACCACTCCCTCGGGGACTACGCTGCCGGCCGTCTGCTCAACATCCGGCCAGCCCGGCGTCGTGGCTCCCAGCTCCACGGGCACATCGTATGCATATTCGTATACCCTCGGGAAGATCATCGCGCACTACGGCGGGCAGAATTCCGTGTATCTGATCAACCCCGCCGATTGCAGCATTGCGGGCACGTGGAACGTCGCGAGCCTCGCCACCGTGTGCGCGCCGAATTGCCACATCGGATCGGAACAGGAGATTGTCCCGTGCCCAACGGGAACCGACGAATGCATGCTTGTGAGCATCACCCGCAACAGCGGGAACTATCCCTCTGTCGTGGTGTTGCTCGATCTGACCGCGTGCGGCACAGCGGCAGCGACGTGCCCCACCGCCCCGATCTGGAGTTACACGGAGCCGATCAACGGCAGTACGAACAACTCTACGCAAGGGCAGATTGTGGTGTTCACCGGCGGCGGCGAAACGCGCGTCGGCTTCACATCGCAAAATAACCTGGGGACGCAGAACGCGGGCTGGACGATGCTCACGAGCTACTCCGGGGCGAACGCGCAAACGCAAGGCAGCGGACGCACGGCCGGCAGTGTGAGTGTGCGCTAAATGGAAGTCATCTACCGCGCCTGGCTGCCCATCCGCAACGCGGCCGTCAGGGTCGCGAACGTCGGGATCCGAATGTGGATCCACTTTTGCCGCCGCACGACGGGACGCGAGAAATGCCCCGGCTGCGGGCAGCGCAAGCAGCACAAGGTAATCTGGCGCGGGGAGTACGAGCGGCTGATCCACCAGTGCGCGTTCTGCACCGCGGTGTGGGGCACAGACCCGCTCGTCAGCGCGCAGGCCTGGCGCGTCGAGATCGTGGCGCCTCCGGAGCCCGGCCCCGAGGCGTTGCAGCGCATGCCGTTCGGCGCGTCGCGGGAACCGTCGCGCGAGCCGCTGAAACACGAGATGCCGATTCAGAGTTAGGGAGAAAACACGATGAACGAACAACAAAAGGTCGCTGGCGCTGTCGCGCTGTTGCGCGGCGAGTTGGGCAGCGAGATCAAGGACATGATCCGCAAGAAATCGGCGGAGTTGCCGTTGACCTGGTGGGCGGAAACGGCTTTCGGCTTCACCAGCTTTCATTTCGGTCTGGGCATGGCGATCCGCAACACGCTCCGCCACTACGGATTTGACGAAGCATACTTCGGCGTTCAGACTCTCGATGGCATCTACATCAAGCTCGTGGAACTCGCATGCCAGGAGCAGGCGCCGGAACCACCGCCCCCGTCCACCTGGCAGGAAGCGCTACTGCCCGAGTGGCATCTGAAGCCCCGCCCGCTGCACGCCGCGAAGATCCTCACCGTGCAACGGTCCACCGCGAGCCAAAGCGTAATGAAGCTCGACGCGCTCGACGACAATGGCGGCCCGCTCTACGCGGTCGGCACGCCCGGCTGGGCCGACGTAAACAATCCGCAGCCCGGCGATTACTACGTCAGCGGCTGCCACGGCAGCGCGGTAGTGGGCCCCGAGGCATTCGAGTCGATCTATGAGCGCGCCGCATAGTTACGGCATGGTCAGCCCGCGCGCGCTTGCAAAGATGATCGCCAGCGGAACTCCGCCGCCGCCGGCAAAGAAAACATCGCCGCTGGCGCTGGGCAGTCTCCCCATCGTCCGCACCATCAACGTGACCGACGCGGTTACGGAGGCGGCGCACGAAGCGCGGCTGCGCCAGATCGCAGTGAAGCTGGCGCGCAAGCAAGGCTCTTGGATGTGCCCGAAATGCCAAGCCGTGCGAATCTCCGCGAACGCGGAAACCTGCGCCGCGTGCGCGTCGTTATGAGAGCGCAAATTGCTAAGTCCATCGCCATCGCTCGCGGATGCTACCGGCAGCCGGAGGGCGGCTCCCGGGCCGAAAAGCGCAGATGGCCATACGAGGGCGGCGGTTCGGCCGAGGGCTGGCGCGATGCCTCAATCGGTGGCCCCGCGCCCCCGCCGTTGCCGCGCAACAAGGAAAACGACAATGCTCCGATCCGATGAAGAGATCGCGCGCGAAAACGACGCTATCGAGTACGAGGCCACCCGCGCCGCGTTGCTTCGGTTGCTCCCGGACGCCGTGTTGCTCGACCGCTTCGCGCAGTCCGTCGCGAATCGCGCTATACGAGCCGCGGTGGACGCGAAGTGCTAGGCGCGACGCTGGACAGCCCGAGCCGGAGAGCGCCGCGAACGCATGAAATCGAGGGTATCGCGCCCGTGCATCGGTTCCATCTTGCGCCGCGATTCCTTCAACTTGCCGCGCTTGCCTGCGAGGGCAACGGCTACAAAGAGATCGGAGAAGCGATGGGACTTACGGCGGGAACGGTGAAGGTGTACGGCGCGTTGGCGATGCGATCATCCGGCGCGCGCAATCGCACCCAGCTTGCGGTCTGGTACGACCGGGGCTACTTCGATCCGCCCCCCGTGGATTGTTTCCCCGGAGTAGAACTGAGCGACACTTAGATCATGGAACACACCCGCCGTTCGCTATTCGCTTCGCTTATCGCTTTGCCCGTCGCGGCTGTCGCGGCTGTGCGGGGGAAAGCCGTTTACGGTCGCAGCAGGTTCGAGCCGCCGCGCACCTCGCCCGCGTTTAAGTGCTTCAACTGTGGCACGCTCGCTACAAGCGGCTTGCTTCCGGAGGGCATCACCATACCGGGCGAGTATCGCACTCTTGGGGGAGCGATCCTCTGCGATCCGTGCATCCTAGCGCTTCGGCACTGCGCGACGTGCGGATGCGGGATCAATTTCGTGCCGCGCTGCCATCATTCACTGGAGAGCTTTAACCGGCCCCACGGCGTGCCGCGGCTGCTGCACGATGGGGAGTCGCTTCATTGGCGCTCGTGGCAGGGTCTTCCCGTCGTGACCAAGGAAGTTGTCGCGCGCACCCTCTTAATCGCGGAGGCAGACCACCAGGATCTGTGCGGCGAATACGGCGGTCGCGATCAAATCGTGGCCGACTGCCCCGGGTGCGTTTCGGCGCGCGCGCGAATAGGCGAGATCCCCGACATAACGAGGTTCGGAGATGGCAGTCTGTATATCACGCGCAACGAAGAGCGCCACTTGATCGGCCACATTGCAGATATCACAGTTGACTCCTCGCCAACAGCTAGGATCGACTCTTCGAAGTTGCTAGCGCTTCTGGATGCCGACGAAGCGCGCATGGCCGCGTTCGGCAAGTCTCTTTAGCGCTCCCAAAGTTCCCAACCGCGTGCGCAAGCCGCGAGAACGGGGGAGCGGGCGGCTGTCGCCGTTTCACCGACGGACCGCCCGCTAAAGTTTCCGTGGAGAGATAGAGCACCTGGCTCAGACCCGGGGAGTGAAGGCAGAAAATCGTATCGGGTAGGCGGGATAGCTCAAGGCCTTTTCCCGCCGCGCAACCCGATTAGCGGAAGTCCACTGACTTCATCCAAAGCACCGCGCGCCCCGCCGCTCTCTCACTATCCCGCCCAGGATCGGAGAGCGGCAGGGCGTCCAACGACGCGCATATGTCCGGAGGGTTCCGAGGCCCAGCCGGGACTTTTTCATTTTACATCCAGTGGCTAAAGGCCAGTCCGATTTCTTCGGCAACACCCAAGCCGGAGGCGGCAAAAAGACACGTCTCCTACCGCTTAACGCCATCGCTCCATCGACTGTAAACGGCATCAAGGATATCTCGTCGGACTACTGGTTCGGCCCGCTCCAGCCTACGAAGGTAATCGCGCCATCGTCTTACCGGCCGCGCCAGTACGGGTATACACCCGGCGCGAATATGTCGTGGACCCCGAAGGGGGAAGACACTCCGATCACGTTCGATATCCTCCGCGCGCTGGCCGACCAGTGGGACATTCTCCGAATCGCGATCGACATCAAAAAAGACCAAATCGTCGGCGTGCCCTTCGAGCTGCGTCCCATCCGCCAGCCGGGCGAGATGGTTACCGATTTCAAGGCGCGCACAGCCGGTGACAAGACGCTCCGCGATCTCACCGCGTTCTGGAAAAAGCCGGACGGCCATCACCCGTGGAAACAGTGGCTCCACCTTTGGCTTGAGGATCTGATCGTGCTCGACGCCGTCGCGCTGTGGATGTCGCGCGATAAGCAGGGGAAGGTGGCCACCGTCCACCCGCTGGCGGGCGACACCATCGGGCGCATGCTCACGGATCAAGGCTTCACGCCGCCGCCCGGGTCGACCGCGTACCAGCAGGTCGTATACGGCATGCCGTGCTGGGACTTCGACGTCACCGACCTCGTGTACGGAATGCAGAACGAGCGCACCAACCGGCGCTACGGCTTCTCCAAGGTCGAGGGAATCATCAACACGGTTTGTTTCGGCTTGCGCCGCCAGGAGTGGCAAATCTCGGAGTATACATCCGGCACGGTGCCCGAAGCGCTCGTGTTTCTGCCCGCGGATTTGCCGGTCAATCGCGTAAAGGAAGTCCAGGACTGGTTCGATTCGATCCTCGCCGGCGACCTCGGAATGCGCCGCCGCGTGCGCTTCCTCCCCGGTATGGGCTCGGGCGAGAACGCGCGTCCGAACGTGATCTTTCCGAAAGAGCCGCTGCTTAAAGACGAGCTGGACGTGTGGCTCGCCCAGGTCGTTTGCGCGCACATCGGAATCAGTGCTCAGAAGTTTCTGAAGATGGCGAACCGCGCCAGCGCGGAAGAGGCGAACGACGCGGCCGCGCAGGAAGGCCTGAAGCCCGACGTAGATTTTGTCATCGACGAGCTGAACGAGTGCCTATCGCGCATGGGCATGGCCAACGACTACGAGTGGGCCAGCCAGACGCACCGCGATGTGGATCCGCTCAAGGCGGCGCAAGCGGACAATCTGATTGTCGGCAAGATCGTAACCGTTAACGAGTCCCGCGAGGACCGCGGGCGCGATCCGCGTCCGGAGCCGGAGGCCGACCAGCTCGGCTCGTACTCGCCACAGTTTGGCTTCCTGCCGCTTGGTCAGCTCCCCCCGACCATGCAGGCGGGCGGACCCGCCGGCGGCGAGACGGGCGAAGACGGCAAGCCGAAAACGCCGGCCGCAGGCGCTGGCAAAGATCCCGCAGGCGACGAGCCGCCCCAAAAAAAAAAGCCGGTAAAGCTGCTCTACTGAAGGCCGCGCTAACCCGCGCCGAGGCCGAGCCGCGCATCGCCGCGACGGTCCACAAGTTCCTGCAGGCCACCGCCGCCGACCTGGCCGGCCGGCTCCGCAAGCACATTGCAAAGATGCGCAAGGCGGGAAGCGACCAGGACGCGATCGACAAGCTGCTGGACCCGATCGACTGGACCGGTTTGCCCGACCAGCTCCAGCCGGATCTCGACGCGATCGCGCGCGCCGCGATTCTCGACGCGCTGAAGTCGATCGAGGAAAGCATCACCGCGTCTCCGGACATGATCTCGGCCGCCAACACGGTCGCCGGCGACTGGGCACACGCCCGCGCCGCCGAAATGGTCGGGATGCACTGGACCGCGGACGGCGTGCTCGCGGAAAACCCGAGCGCGCACTGGGCGATCAGCGAAACGACGCGCGAGAACGTTCGCGAACTGGTAGCCGAAGCGTTCGCGCAAGAGACGCCGCTATCGACGCTGGCCACCAGTATCGAAGAGTCCGCCACGTTCGGCGAATCGCGCGCCGCCATGATCGCGAAGACGGAGTCCGCGTTCGCCGCGAACCAGGGGAACCTTGCGGGGTGGGTGCAATCGGGCGTGGTGCCCGAAGTCGCCGTGCTGTTGAGCGGCGATCACGTCGGCCCCGACGAATGCGACGAGCTGGCGGAGGACGGGCCTTACAAGATTGGCGAGGCTCCTATTCTACCGGCGCATCCTCGCTGCGAGTGCCGCTACAAACCGATTTTGACAAAGAAGACCAAAACATGAAAACACTAACGACCGCTGCTTTATCGTTCCTGCTCGCTCTCACGCTCTTGCTGGCTCCGCCGGCATCGGCACAGACCACCACCGTAATCGCGCACAACGGATTCACCGTCGCGCAACTCCAGCCGCTCTGGCAGCACGGCGCGCTGGGGCAGAACACGTGCCCTCCCGGAGGCGGGCCGTACGAGCTATACGACACGTTCCTCGCTACCGGACAGACGGGCGCTTGCCCCACGAGCGCGGAGCAACAGTATCGCGACAACGCGATGGCCGGATGGCACATGGTAAATCCGAACGCGAACGACAGCGCGTATCTGGCGGAGGCCGCGTCGATCTACAACAGCGCGCCAGGGACATTCGTCGCGCTGGAAAACGCGTTTCTGGCTAGGATGTTTGCGAACCTAAAGCCCGCGCCAAAACCCGCTGTGAAGTAAGTTCCGCGACGGCTTCGTCGAAGCTGATATCTCCCTCGCGGTACGCGTTGAGAATCGATCCGGGCTTGCGGTAAGAAAGTATGGCTGGGACGCCAGCGCTAATCCCGCGCGAGCGCACCCAGCGCTTGATCCATATGGTGGACAGCTACATGGATCTGTTGCGCGAGCACAAGCTGCTGCACCCGGAGTGCCGCGTGGAGCACACGCCGCACCCATGGAACTGCTGATGGCTCCATTCGAAACGCGCACCCAAGCGGCATGATAGGACCGCGCCATCTCAAAGCCGCGCGCATGGCCCTGGGCATGTTCGCCCGCCGCCAGATGGACGCCTTCCATTTTTTGTGGCTGAGCCTGACCTACGCGCTGGGATTCGATCTCGGCACAACGAAGCACAGCCACAAGTTGCTCGACGAGGCGCAAGCCCAACTGAACCGACTGACCGACAAGGAAACAACCAAATGACGGACACCATGGACCTTATCGAACGGCTACGCAAACTTGGAGAACTGGCCGGGGGCGATGGCCGCGCCAGCCTGCAACTGCACGTGAACGTCAAGCAGCAGGAACACTACGACCAGATTTCGCTGTTCGTGAGCCTTCCGAACGGATGCAATATCAGCGAGAGCCGCAACGGCCGCACACTCGAAGGGGTGTTTGAAACGGTCGAGGCCAAATTAACGAAAAGCGCTCTCGTGAAAGCCGTCGAAGACCTGCGGGATCACGCCAAGGCCCTCGATTCCGAAGCCGGCCGCGTGCTGTCGGAAATGCAAAAAAAACTCGGAAATCAGGCGTAAAAATGGACAACCCGAAAATGCCGGATTACACGGCCGAGATCGAAGCCGCGCGTAAAGCACAAAAGCCCGCGCCCGACCAGCCAGGGAGCGTATTCCCGGTAGTGGTTGGAGTCGGAGTGCGGCTCCTCGGAGTGGCGAAGACCCGCGACGAGGCCGAGAAGTTGGCGGCAAAGAACACGCCCGCTGGATTTTCGGCGAAGCCGCAAGTGTTCTCCGCGGTACCGGCGTAGCGAAAAACCGCCCGTGGAGGCGAGACTCCAACTCAGTTCGCGGAAACCCTTGCGGCAAGCACCGCGTGACAGAACGACGCCGCACACGGGCCTGTCGAATCGAGGGAGCGTTGCGCCACGAAGCCCCCAAAAGACGAAGTGGCGTATCCGATACCTAAGACTCTGGCTATGGATCTGGTGGCAATGGAGAGGCTGGTAAAAGACCATGCTGATAGTCAAAGTCCCCAAGAACGAAGACACGCGCACCCCGGAAGAGCGCGCCCGCGATGACGCGGCATTCTGGGACCGAACCCGCAACGCACCGCGCGCGCATCCGGTGAATGAGGCGCACCGCCTCGCCGAGCGCGCCAAAGAAAAGGCCGAGGAACTCAAAAGGGCATGAAGACCACCACTCTCAAGCTCTCCTTTTGTTTGTGACTCCGAAACACGGCGCGCCAGTGCGGGCCGACGCGCCGCATCCGTGAATCGGCGGGTTAGCCTTGCGCCCCGGAGCCGTGCTCTTTGCCCCACGCGTCGTTGATCAGCGTGGATACCTCGTGCGGATTCGCCAGAAGCTTTTGCGCCTGAGCGGCCGAGACGCCGACAGACTCGACGTACTCGATGAACGGCTCGTAATTCGTCGTAAGCGTCTTGGCCATCTTCGTGAACTTCGTGGGGTCGGCGTCGATCCCCTTGGCCAGTTTCTCCGCCAAAACCGTGGACATGCCAACCTTCACTGCGTAATCGATAAATCGTTGTCTCATTAAAGGACTCCTTCGTTTGTAATTGTATACCCGCGCGGCCCACCCCATGAAAAAGCTACTCAAGCACTTCCCGCTTTCGAAGGTCCTCGAACACCCCGACGGCTCCGTTACCGCGTACGGCCTGGTGACCGCGGAAGTCCCCGATTCCGACCACGAGATTTGCGATTACGAGTTCGCGAAGAACGCGTATACAACGTGGTCGAGCGAGGCGTTCGACTCGACCACCGCCGCGGGACAGGATTCGAGCTACGGCAATATCCGGCTCATGCACGTGGGGACAATCGCTGGCAAAGCCACGGCCCCGCCCGTGTTCCTCGACGACCTCAAAGAGATTCACCTCGCCACCGTGACCGCCACCGGCGACGCGGCCCGGCTGCTCAAGGGCGGGTTTATCCGGGGCTTCAGCCAGGGCGGCGATTACGCGTTTCGCAAATGCAACGTGTGCGCCACCGCCATCCCCGAGGGCAACGAATGTCCCGTCTGCAAAAAGACGGTGGACGTGCGCTACGGCCCCATCATCGCCGAGGTGTCCTATGTCGATTCGCCCTCGCTGAAGAAGGCCACATTCTCACTCGTGAAGGCGGACGGCTCACAGCAGTTAGTCAAGTTCGCCGAAAGGACTATCGAAATGGCAGCACCCGCAGCAGTAGTTCCCGCCCTCCCCGCCGGCATCGATCTCGACGCACTCACCGCGCGCATTACCAAGAGCGTCGTGGATTCGCTGGCGACGGCCGGCGCCGAAAAGAAGACGGCCGCTAAAACGGCGAAGTGCGCGAAAGCGGCGCACGCGGCGCTTGAGAAGGCCGGCACAAAACTTAATCTCAAAAAGGATCTGTGGGACGTGGCGCGCTTCGCCGGCGTCCTGCAGGACGTGGCAAATCTCCAGTGGTCGGCGCGGTATGAAGCCGAGTACGAGAGAGACGATTCCGAAATCCCCGCCCAGCTCGGCGAGGACCTCGCGACTCTGGCGGAGACATTCCTCGCCTGGTCGGAGGAAGAAGTCAAAGAGCTAACCGCCAGCGCGGCGGCAATCCAAAAACTCGCTAAAGGAGCGAACAGTAACATGACCCAACTGGAAAAATCCAAGTCGCTGACGGCTCACATCGCCAAGATGAAGGAGTGCGTCGGTGACCACTGCGACAAATTCACCAAGGCAATCGCCAGCCACAAAACGGCGATGAACGATCACTGCGACAAAATCGCCAAGATGGCCGGCGGCGGCGAAGACGAGCCCGAGAAAAAGGCCGCGGGCGAAGGCGACGGCAAGGCTGCGACCGGCGACGGTGCATCCGAAGCCATCAACATCCAATCCGCCGGCACGCAGAGCGATTACGGAAAGGCCGTAGCACCGGATGGCTACTCGTTCACGAAGGCGGAGGACGGCACGCTGTCGCTCGTCAAGAGCGGCCCCGAGACCTTCACGAAGGCCCAAGTGCAGACCATCGCGCAGGCCGCCGTAAACGAGGCTCTGACCGAATTCGTCAAGGCGCTGTCGAGCAGCGAAGACCCCGAAGAGGACGACGACGACGGCGAGAAGAAGCCCAAGGGCAAAGCCAAGAAGGTAGCGCCCGCCGCCGGCATCGGCAACCGCGGCGAAGCGCTGGCGGCCGGCGGCCCGCAGATCCGCGTCATGCCGGTAAGCAAGGCACAGGACGGCGTCGCGCTTCCCGCGCCTGGCGCAACCCCGGCGGCCGATGCTCCGGTCGATGTCGCGACCATGAAAAAGGTCATGGGCGGCGACCGCACGGCGCAGCTTGCGTTCATGAAATCGGCCGGCGTCGCGCACGAAGTGCCTCAGACCATCGTCGAAGCGATGAGCCGGTAGCTTTCCCCAAGCACCACACCCCTTCGGTTTATCCGAAGGGGTGAACCGATGTTCTTAAGTCTCCCGAACCTGTCGCGGGGGACAACCCAAGTAAACAGCAACACCAATTCCCGCGACTCAGGAGACCTTATGCAACTGTCCGAAAGCACGCTCGCTCTTATCAAGGGCTTGCGCAAAGACCAAACCACGCAGGGGATCTCGACGGCTTCGCAGCTCCAGTTTTATTATCTGGAACCGCAGGCAAAGAACATCTACCCGATGTTCTACCCCGTCCTGGCCTCGACCCCCCGCGTCAATCCGATGTTCAACGGCATGAAAATTGGCGGCCCGGCCGTCAATTGGAAAGCCGTAGTGGGCATCGATGCCGGCGGGTACCCCGGCATCAGTGAAGGCAATCGCAACGCCTTCATGAATATCACGACCCGGAATTATTCCGCGGCGTACAAGTACCTCGGCAAAGACACTCAGACGAGCTACCAGGCGCAACAGCAAGGCCTCGGTTTCGACGATAACGTCGCGCTCGCCCGCTTGTCTTTGCTCAACGCGCTGCTGAACGACGAAGAGCGCATGATCATTTTCGGCAACTCGGGGCCCGCCTCGGTTGGCGGAAACGGCTATGCCCTCGGCACCACGCCGACCGGCGTTCTCACGCAGGTGGTTGTCGCCGGCACGAACCTTGTGCCCGGCATTCCCGCCTCGGCCCAGAACACCGTATACGCTGTCGCGCTCACCCCATGGGGCGTTACGATGGCCAGCATCTCGGGAGTGCGTCTCCCGTTCGTGCGCTCGAACGCCGACGGATCGCAGGATCTGATCAACGGCGGCACCGGAATCATTTCCGCCGCTTCGAATTCGGTTGTGACCGACGCCGCGCACACCCAGATCACCGTGACGGTCAACCCCGTGGTCGGCGCCGTAGGCTACGCGTTCTACGTCTCGCAGAACGCCGCGCCCACCACGGCCAACGCATATTTCTCCGCCGTCAGCTCGACCAGCGTCGCCACGCTCTCCGTATACAACACGGGCAACCAGACCGCCGCGGCCGTCGATCCGACCTCGAATCGCGGACTGACGACGGACAACAGCTACAACACGCTGGACTTCGACGGCGGCATGACGTGGGGCTTCGGCACCTACGGCAGCTCGCAGCCCGCGTATCTTAAGGACCTCGCCGGCGCCGGATTCACCTCCGGCGGCGATGGCACGATTGTCGAGTTCGAAGCGGTCGCGGATTATCTGTGGCTCAGCTACAAGATCTCGATCGACGCGATCTATCTCGGCGGCACGCTGATTCAATCCGCGTCGAAGGCCATCCTGACGTCGAGCACCGGCCCAGGCGCACAGCGCTTGATTCTGGAGCGCGATTCGACTGGCGCTCTCACCGGCGGCCAGCTCGTGACCGAGTACAACTGGAAGTACTCCGGCTTCGCCACGCGCAAGACCGTGCCGATCATGGCGCACCCGTGGATTCCCCAGGGCGTCGTGTGGTTCGATCTGACGACCAATCCGTATCCGGCGGCGGGCGCGTCCATCCCCGCGGTGCGGCGCATCGTTTCGCTGGAGGATCATTTCAGCATCCTCTGGCCGCCACGGAAATTGCAGTACGAGACGGGCGTATATTGCTTCGAAACTCAGGAGCACTATATTCCTTTCGGACAAGCAATTCTGACTGGCGTCGGAAATAAGGTCAACTAATCCGGTTTCCTCGCCGCGCGGCACGTCCCTCCCGCGTAGCGATGAACCGCGCGTGCCCCGCAAGAGCTTAATCGCTCAAGGCGAGCCGCGCGGGATCGCGTCATCGCCGGGAACGCTTCGACAGGGGCGATTTCCGGCGCGGGCGTGATCGACCGAACTTCCAAACAAAGGAAAACGAAAATGCTGAATACCAGAATCAACTACCCCGTCAACACGGGATCGAACATCGTCACCGCGACCGAGCTGGAAGTCCTCAACGACCAGGCTCTCTTGTTCGGCACCGGCCCGAACAACGCGGACATTTCGCTTACCGCGCTTGCCGCGCCCGGCGGCATCGCCGTCGGCCAGCTCGGCACCGCGGGCGCAACGTCGTATACATATGTGGTGGCCGACACCTCCGCGCTCGGCAGCGCGCCGTCCGCCGGAACCACCACCGCCACCGGCAACGCCACGCTCACCCCCGCGAACGCGAACGTGATCACGTGGACCGGGATCGTCGGGCACACGTACAACGTGTACCGCTCGGCTTCCGCCGGCACGCCTTCCGGCCTAGGATTCATCGGCACGGTTACGGTTACCGCCGTCGCCGCTCTCGGATCAACCGCGCCGAATACGCAGCTCGCGTCCCTCACCGATACCGGCATCGTCGCCACGCTCAACGTCCCCACGGTAAACACCACGGGCGCGCTGGGCCTGGCCGGGCCGCTTTTCTGTGCCAGCGTGCTTCTATCGCTCGGCACGCCGCAAACCGTCACCAACACGGGCGCGGCCACTTTCACGGTCGCCAACATGGCCACCGCGATGCTGATTCGCGCGGGCGCCACCGGCTCCGCCGTCTCGGACGTGACGCCCACCGCGGCCGCTCTTGTGGCTGCGTTCCCCGGCGTCAAGGCAGGCCAGAGCTTCAAGTTCTGGTTCAAAAACACGACGGGATTCAACGTGTCGCTTACCGGCGGCGCGGGCGTAACCGTCGTGGGGACCGCTGTCGTTCCCACCGTCAACACGCGCGACGTGTTGGTGGTTTTCAACAACGTGACTCCGGGCACGGAGTCCGTCAGCGTGTATACCGGCCAGACGGCCGCGTACTAGCACATCGCAGCACTGGACATAAGGCCCGTCCGGGTCTTGTGTCCAGGGTTTTTTCGAGCAGAGGGAGGGATCTTTGAAATTTATTTTCTATTCGCCGGACTTCGGCCCCGCGTGGGACTATACGTCGGTCGAGCATGGCCTCGGCGGATCCGAAACGTACCACGTCGAAATGGCGTTGCGGCTTGCCGCGCGCGGGCACGAAGTCGATAGTTACAACAATCTGGCGGGCGCTGCGTGCGTGCGCGGCGGCGTCCACTGGCGCGATCTGCACAGCCTCCGCACGATTACGCCGTACGGGGAGCACAAGGGCACGTGGATCATTCAGCGCCAGCCCGAGTTCATCGACCGGCTTGCGTACGACCACCTCCTGGATGGTGCGGCGCAGCAAAGGTTCTGGCACGTCTACCACGACGTGGACTACCCCACGGCCACGCTGGAGCGCATGGCGCGGTACGACCGCCTAATCGCGCTGTCGCCGTTCCACGCGGAGTATCTGCGCAACCAGGAGCACCGCAACGTCTCGGTAGGGCAATCTGGGATCGCGAGTGACCGCATGGAGGCGTTGCCGCACAGCGATAGCATACGCAACCCCAGACGCCTGATCTATTCGAGCACACCCGATCGCGGCCTGGAGCATCTCCTTAAATCGTTCGCCCGCGCGCGCGAGCAGGTCGAGGATCTGGAGCTGCACTGCTTTTACGGCTGGGAAGGCTTCGACGCGCGGATCGCCCGCGACGTGACCGGCGAGTGCGCCCGTCAGAAGGCCGCGATTGTCGAGGGGCTGAAGCAACCCGGCGTTACATGGCACGGGCGCGTCGGCCAGACCGAGCTATGGCGCGAGTTTCTCAAGTCGGGGATCTGGTGCTACCAGACCGAGTTCTTCGAGACCGCGTGCATCACCGCGATGGAAGCGCAGGCGCTCGGCGCGGTTCCGATCTTCAATCCGCTCTGGGCATTGCAGGATAACGTGTTCGCGGGCATCTCCATCGAAGGCGACTGCTGGCGCGACCGCCTGGTCAAAGCGCGCTTCGCTTACGAGATCGTGAAGCTGGCCAGATCTCCGGAAGCGCAGGAAAACATGCGCGCGGAAATGATGCCCATCGCGCGGGAACGATTCTCGTGGGATCGGGCTTGCGAGCAGTTTGAGGCTATGGCGGCTGAGGATCTGGGGGAACGCGTTTCGGAGAAACCACAGATAGACACGGATGAACACAGATAAACGCTGGCGTCCGGGTTAGGTCCCCGGTAGAGCTGACTCCAGCGGCCACGGACGCAATCCTAAACCGCCTTCTGTCCCATGTCCTGCCACAGGCATTGGGGGAGCTACTGTGGCCGATGCCCGGCCTACTACTTTTGGGAAGGCTCCCCGCCTATCCCATTTCGCAGCCCGCTCGATCCGTCGAGTCCGACGCCAGCGCATCCCAGTATAAGAGTTGAGGGAGAGAAAATGCAACCAATCAGGCGCAAGTGCCTCGGCACCATCGCGTATATCGGCGTGGGCAACGTGCCCGAGGCGTTCACCTGGTCGATGATCCAGCTCGTACAATTCTGCAACGAGTACGTGTGCGAGCCGGGCGAGTGGATCCACTTCGACCACGCCGTGAAATCGGGCCAGGTCATGCAGCGGAACATCCTCGCGCAGCGCATGCTGGGCGACTGGATTCTGTACATCGACTCCGACCACGATTTCGAGCCGGACCTGGCGTACCGCCTGCTCTCGATCTTCGTGGCGCGGCGGCTCGACGTGCTGTCCGCCTTTTACCAGTTTAAAGAGTACCCGCACCAGCCGATGGCGTGGATGTATCTCAAGGACAAAGAGGGCTATGCGCAAATCGCGAATTGGGATCGCAACCTCACATTGATGAAGACGCAGGCGACCGGCGCGGGGTGCGTGCTGATCCGGCGCAGCGTGATCGAGCGCTTGGTCACGCACTACGGGGCCGCGCCGTTCGATCCGATCGGCAAGTACTCGACGGACGATTTCGACTTCTTCGAACGGTGTAGGCTAGTGGGTATAGAGTGCTGGTGGGCACCGAAGATAGAGTGCCCGCATCTTATGACGCGCGCACTGACGGCAGCCGATTACGATCTGGAGTACGTGATGGCGCAGTCGCAACAGGATTTGCAGAAGGTGGCGGCGTGAAGGCTCCCGTGGCAAGCCGTCCGCTCGTTCTCAAGATGCCGGAGGGCGTCCATGCGCCCGCCCCAGCCTACAAGCCCGCGTATACACTCACGCTCGTAACCAAGCAAATCGACCGCACCACCTGGTGGAAGAACTGCGACCGCAAGCAGCCCGCGAACGTGTGGTGGTTGACGGGCGGCGGGTTGAATCGGCTGGCGACGGACGTGGAAGTGGATCTCTGGCTACAGTTGCAAGCGGCCAAGGGGACGTTGGAACCCGCGATGATTCCGAAAGCGGACTGGTTCGAAATATGACCGCGTTTGGCTGGGCGCTTATCGCCGCATTGATCGCGGCGCTTTTGGCGGGCGCGTTTTGGTCCGGACGCCAGCGGCGACGGCATGACCGGGACGAAGAGATGAAACGCCACGTGCGGTACGAGGATCTTCGGCGCGGCCTGCACTGATCTTTCCGTCCTCCAGCGCGCGAATCGCGGCATACCATTCAACTCGATCATGCAAGCGAGCCAAGCCGTCTATAAGCCGGTCAACCCGTCTCCATTTTTCCTCGGTCGTCATAGGATCATCCGCAAAGGTATCGCCAACACCGCGACCGATGGCGCGCGGTGCTCGCGGCTCTTCAGTTCGGCTTCGAACTGGCTTTGATCCTGATCGTCCGCCACCGCCAGGCGCGTGATGTAGCAATGCACCGGGATGCCCCGGTCCGTGACTCCCTCCCAGATGCGCGCTTCGATCTCCGCACCGCCGTGCGCTGCCGCGAGGGTCACGATTTTCGTAGTGCTCTCGACCGTGATTTTCATGCAACCCATCATAGCGAGTCTCAATCCGCCCTCCGCGCTCTCCGGAGGCGCCGCATTTGCGCTCGTTCTGACGGGATCGAATTTCGGCACCGATAGCGTGGTCTTCTGGGGATCCCTGGCGCTGGCCACCAGCTACGTCTCGGCCACCCAGGTTTCCGCGGCCGTGCCCGCTGCGCTGATCCAGTTCGGCGGAGGCGTACAGATCTCTCTCGCCACCGGCGGCTTCACCAGCCCGCCCGGCGGCCCCATATTCGGCATCTTGAACGCCCCGACGCTTATCGATCTTTGCACCGTGGGCCAGGTCAAGTCGTGGCTCTCGGCGAACGGCGCGCCGACGCTCAACGCCGGCGACGACAACAACATCCAGTCGGCCATCACGAGCTGGGGAGCGGAGTTCCTACGGCGCACGGGGAACGAGAATAGCGACGGCTCTATTCCGCCTGTGTCGCCCTTTGTGGCGCCCGTGGCCTACAACGAGACCTATGACGGGACCGGGACTACCGAACAGTTCCTACGCCATTTTCCGTGCGTCTCCGTTCAGCAAGCGATGATCAACGGCGTGGTGATCCCCGGCTCCACCGGCTATGGCGCGCTGGGCTGGCTGATCGCTCCCGGCGGCCGAAGCCTTATCCTGGTTCCCGGCGGCGCGTACGGCGCCAACGCACCGATCGTCTCGGCGTTCTACTTCTGCTGGGATTTCACGTGGACCAAGGGCGGCCAGCTCAATCGCATGAACGTCAACATCCAGTACACCGCTGGCTACGCGGCCACGCCGGCGGATGTGACGTTGCTGGCGATTGAGACCGTGGCTCTCACCTATCGGCGGCGGGATTACATCGATCAGGCGAGCCAGTCTATGGCGCAGGGCGCGGGCACTACACGGTATCGGGATTGGGAGCTTCCGCCGCACTCGCTGAAGGTGATTCGGGGATACGCGCGTCTGGCGGTCGCTTAGGCCAATGCCAGCATGGCCCGTGAACCGGGCAGGTTTTAATTTGGCATTCCGTTGGCCGAATCTCCGGAATATCGGAAAATTCGCACCACTCGCACGTCCAAACGATCATTGCGCGCTCTCCGACGACGAGTCGTCTTCCAGCGTTTCCGAGTCGGACTCTTCACCGTCCGCGCATGTGCATGGGACACCTGGAACGCCGAGATCGCAGGCGTCGCACGGTGGGTACTTTGCTCTGAGCCGTTCCAACGCTTCGCGCGCCTCGCGGATTTCCTCCGAAGATAAGCGTTGCCGGCGGCGGGTGAGACGGTCCAGACCAAGGCTCATGCTGACATGGTAAACCTTTCCTTCCAGATCCGCGCCGAGGGCGTCCGCCAGCAATTCGATGCGGTCCAGCCGCGCATCGTGGAAGCCGTCCGCCGCACGATGGACGAGCAGCACGTGGCGCAGCAGGCGCGGATCATAGATAAGCTATCGGGCGAGGTATTGCAGTCGCACACGGGCGAACTGGTGGCCAGCGTTCGGCTGCTGAACGCGGTTATCGACGCGTCGGGTGTCGAAGGCGGCGTCGAGGCTGGCGGCGGCACCGCGTTCTACGGCAAGTTCTTAGAGGACGGATCGGAGCCGCATATCATCGCGCCCGTGAATGCGAAGGCTCTCGCGTTCTTTCCCTCGGGTTCGGAAGGCGCGGGGATCGGCAGCGGACCGGTCGCCCAGGCGCTCTATCAGGGGACGCGCGGCGTGAATCGATCGATCAAGCCAGGGAAGGGACCGGCGGCGTCCGGACTAGGCGGCGTGGTCGTGATGTTCGTGCATCACCCCGGCACGAAGGCCACGCACTTCATGGCAGGCACACAGGACGAAATGAAGGACGAAGAGATCGCGGCTTATCAAGAGGCGATCAACGACGCGCTGCAACCGGGCGGTTAGCTCAGACTCAGCAGGATCGACGCTCCGCGAATACACCAGACGTGCGTACAGCGCAGGCAGCGCCACTTGCAGCCGATGAACGGCGGCCCGCAGTAACCCTCCGCCACGGGCGTTATCATGCCGACGCTCGCAAGCGGCGTTCTTCCCGACTCGACCAGCACCATGAATACCTCCCGATCCGCAGTCTCGAAGGCGCTGTTTCAACTCTGCACCCGCGCCTACTCGTTCCAGTATACAGAACGCCGCGGCGAGGTGCCGATGGACGTTGCCGCGAATGCGCAGCCCGCGTTCTATCTGGTTCGCCCGTTCGAAGATCAGAAGCAGCCGCAGGCCTACGGGCTGGGCAAGTACGATCTGCACTACGGCGGGCTCGTGTATCTCTTGCGCGATCAGATCCGCGGCGATCTTCAGTATCTCGACGTGCTCGACGCGATCTTAGACGGCTTCGATATCGCGTTTCTGCGCACAAATCCCGACGGCTCGCCTAAGCCTCCGAACGTCCCGCAGATGCTCGTGACCAACGGCACGCCGCTGGTGCAGAACGCGTGGATCGACGGGACTGTACACATCATGTCGGGGATTCTCGGGAAGTACACCGCGATCACGATTCCGATTCACGTCATCACCGGGATGTAACAGCTTTTTCCGCGCCTCTCTCCTGTCGGAGCGGCCCTCACGTTTTCAATTTCGCTTCGACAAGGAGACCCATCATGGAAGTACAGTTTGGCATCGGCGGCGCAATGGCCGTCTCTGTAGGGGGCAACAAGGCCACCCCCGACGTTCCGATTCAACTATTCGCAATCCAGGAAGCCACCGCGGATATCAGCCAAAAGCTGGTCGCCCTCATGGGGCAGTTCAAAGGTCCGGACGACGTGGCGCCCTCGGATATGAAGATCACGGGCAAGTGCGGCTTCGGCCACCTCGATGTGAACACTTACAACGCGCTGATGTTCGGCGAGACGATCACGACCGGCCTTACTGTCTCGGTCCCCATTCCCGGAATCCAGACCACCATCGGAGCGACCGTTACCCCGACCGTGCCCAACACCGGAACGTGGATCAAGGATGGCGGTGTGTTCTATTCCGCCACGGGGCAGCCCTTGAAGCGCGTCGCCTCGTCGCCGAGTACGGGGCAGTACGCGGTCTCGACGGGCACGTATACATTCAACACGGCGGAGCCGGCGGTGGCCGCGCAGTTCTATTTCGTATACACGGAAGCGGCCGGCCAGACCCTCACTGTGACCAATCGCCTGCAGGGCTACGGCCCGGTCTTCGAGCTGTATCTCTCGATGCCCTATTCGCAGTTCCAGGGGCTCACCACCAACCAGAACGGGCTGCACATCTACCAGGCGCGCTTCAGCAAAACGAGTTTCCCGCTGAAACGCGACGCCTATGTGCTCTCGGATTTCGAATTCGAGGCGTACCCCAACGCGGCGGGCAACTGGTTCGATTTCTTCGAGGCGGACTCGTTCTAAGGAAGACAGCGCCGCTTTGTTTCAGTGAGCAGCACCGGGACACTAAGCCGGGATGTTTGTCACGTGCCGAAGTCTCTTCGGCCACCATACGCGGCGCTTCGATTCCAACATACCAAAACAGGGAGTGATCATGCGGAGACGCAAACAAGTAGAGATGGACGGGGCGAGGTTCACGATCTCGCCCTTGACGCTGGAGCAGGTAGGCGTGCTTGGCGACGACGGCGAAGTGCGCCCCGTTCCAAAGTCCGTATACGAGACGGTGGTCGACGGGCTGAATAACGGGCAACTGGCGATCGCTGAGGATCTTTGCGGCGCCGGATTGACGGCAGTCCCATGGACGGTCCAACGCGTCAAGAGCGAGATGGATCTTCTGCTCTGGAAATTTCTCCACGCCGAAATCCTGGACTTCTCAGGATTGAAAATCGAGGCCAAATCCGCGGGGGAAACCGAGGCTCCGGCTCCCGTGGCTCCGTAGCCGAGATTCGGAGCCGCATCATCACCGCCCTGCACTACACCGCCGGCCAGGCGAACGCCATGGAGTGGCCGGACGTGCAGGACCTGCTGGACTACTGGGCTTTACATCCGCCTATCCACGATCTCGCGCGCATGGTGGCGGAAGCTTTTGGAGTAAAAATCAAAATGACGAAAACGACGAATCTGAACAAGGGGAACGGCGCGATGCCGGGCGGCCTGGCTGTGCCGCAGACCGAGCCGGGCCACGCACCTCCCGCGAACGTGAAGACGTTCGATCAGCTTCCCCTCGCGGTACAGAAGCTTTTCCACGACGCCAAACACGCCAACGATCCGAAGTAAACTAAGTGCCCGACGAAGGAACGCTGAAAATTACTACCGCGGTCGATCTGTCCGGCCTGCAAACCGGTATGACCGGAGCCGCGTCCATCGTGCAGACGACCACCAATCAGATGGCGTCGGATGCCCAGTCGGCCGCGGCTCGCGTAAAGGCCGCGCAACTGGACCTCGCCAGCGCGCAACAGCAGATGGGGGCGTGGGCGGCGGCCGGAAACGCGGAGGCCGCGGCGTCCATCGCGAGCTACGAGGCGGCACTGGCCGAAGCTACGGCCGCACTGAACGCGGAGAGCGAAGCGGCGGCTACCAACGTGGTGGCCATCGATTCGGTCGCCACGTCTCACACCCAGGCGCGCTTCGCCGCTCAGTTATTGGCCCGCGATTTAGGCGTGGCTATGCCGCGAGCTCTTTCGAGCGTGGCTGCTCAATCCGAGATGCTCGCGCCTCTGTTGCAAGCCGCGTTCCCCGTCGTGGCAGGAATTGCGCTTATCGAGGTGCTGGTAAAGGTCGCCGAGAAGATCGGGACAGTCATTGACTCGCTTGGCGGGTGGGATGCCAAGACAAAGGAAGTGTACGCCGAGATCGAGGCGGAGAACGTAAAGATATACAACTCTTACGAGCACGTCGCCGAACAGATCGACCACATCAAAAACATTGGGAAGACCGGCAGCGGGGCGGCCGCGGCTACACAAGACGAAGTCGCGGCGTCCATTGCGCGGGTCAACCATGAGTTGGGTATCAACAAACAAGCGCTTGCAGATGCGGAGGTTGCCGTAACCAAGTGGATGGCTCCGTTTGATACGGCGGCGCACCACCTCGAAGACGAAGCCGAGAAGAACATCCCGTTCTACCGCGAGCAAATTCAGCGGCTCACGCTCGCTCTAAACGAGCTGAACATGATCAAGCGGCCGACGGCGGCCGCGGACGCGGGCAAGGTCGCGACCACTGACAACGACGCGCTGGATAAGGCCAAGATCGAAAACCAGCACAAGGTAGACGAATCGATCTACCACTCGCGGGTCGATTACATCAAGCAGTGGGCGGAACAGGAGCGGGCGTCCGGCGTTGACGAGGCCTTTATCATTGCGGACACGCTCAAGCGCACGGTAGAAGCCGATCAGCAGAAGCTGGTTGCCGACCGCGCGTACTATGACGCCAAGAAGTCGTTGGCCGAGCGCGAGGGCCGAACCGGCAAAGACGTACGCCCGGAGCTGTCTACCCTCGTCACAGACGAGGCTCTCGCCACGGATGAGGCCATCCGTAAGGGCGTCGAGGCGCAGCGCATGGCGGAAAAAGAGTACGAGGAACTGTATCGCAAGCAGGTCGAAAAGGCCAAGCAGGCGCAGGAAGCCATCGCGAAAATCTTTGGCACGCTGGGCGGTCCCATCGGCGAGATCGGCAAGGAGTGGGAGCGGGAGTCTCAGGTAGAACGCGAGGCCGCCGGCAAGACGCTGGAGGACGCGAAGCGCATTGCGATGGAGAAACTCGCGCTTGCGAAAGAGACTGCGAACAACGAATTGAAGGCCGCCGAATTCGCGGACGACGAGGCTCTGAAACACGGGCGCATGTCCTCTGCGCAGTGGGCGCAAGCCAAAATCGACGCGATCAATAAGTGGAAGGCCGAGCAGCTCCAAGCCATCGACGCGGTCCTCGCCGCTAACAAGCGGAGCGACGCGGAAGAGTTGCAAGCCTACAAAAAGCTGAAGCAGGAAGAGGTCCAGGTCAGCCAGCAAGCGGCTCAGCAGATTGAGAAAATACAGGATCAGCAAGAGCAGAAGGCGATGCAGCTTTACAAGACGCTGGCAAATACCGTCGCCAACTCGCTGAACCAGATGCTCACGTCGCACAAAAAGTTCAGCCAGGAAGTCATCCAGCTTGGCGACGCCATGCTGATGGATCTTATTAAGTTCGGCGAACAGGAATTGATCGCGTACCTTGGAAACCTCGTAAAGAAAGATGTCCTCGACAAGGTTTTCGCCACTCAGAAGAAAGTAACGACCGCGGTGAGCAACGATGCAACCATTGTCTCGGATGCGGGCGCGGCGGCTGCGGCTGCCTTCGCTTCGGTCATGGAAGCGCTGCCTTTCCCGGCCAACGTGGCGGCGGCTCCCGGCGTTGCTGCCGCGGCGTTCGCGCAGACGCTTTCGTTCGTCGTGGCCGGCTCCGCGGCCCAGGGCGGCATTGTCCCCATCAACGCGCACGCCGGCGAAATGATCCTACCCGCGCACATCTCGCGTTGGGTGCAGAACGCGGCGGGCGAGGGCGGCAAGAGCGGCGCGAGCCATAGCTTCCACATCGCGCCCACGTTCATTTCGAAAAAGGATTTCACCGAGGCGGATATCGCGCGGCACTCGCGTACCATCGCGGCCACCGTCGAGCGCGAGCATCGGAAGTTTAATCGGTAAGCAGGCATATGATGCTTCCCTGGGACTGGCCCGAAGACGAACTTTACGAGCTTACGAGCTGGGATTTGCCCGCACGTGCGCGAGCCTCACTTAAGGAAAAACCATGGCAAACATCACCGCGTCTCTGAATGCATCGATCGTCGCCGGCGACGGCCTCACCGGCAACGGCGCCCTCACCAAACTGATCACGGGACTGTCGTTCGCCACCGCGGTGAACATGCAGTATCTGTTCCCGGAGACCATCGGAGTCGCCCCGCCCGCCCAGCCGGTCTGCACGCCGGGTACCGGGGGGTCCATGACCTCGGGAAACTATCTGGTCAAGATCACCTATGTGAACGCGCCGCAAGGCGAGAGCCTGCCGTCTGTCGAAAGCGCGTCCCAGACGGTTTCCTCCAGCGGAACGCTGGTGGTCACATCGCCAGCCGCGTCCTCGCCGGCCACCGCGTACAACGTATACATCACGGCCTCCGGAGGATCGACGGGCACGGAGACGCTTCAGAACGTCGCGCCGATCGCCATCGGAACGAACTATACGCAGACCGCGGCCGTCTCCGCCGGCGCCGCGCTTCCGGGGGCGAACACTACCCTCGTTTTCCAGTTCACTCTGCCACAGTCGCCCGCCCAGGCCGTCTACGTGCGAAACCTTTCCACGTCCTCGCAGGTGGCATCCGTCGCGTGGACCAAGCAGGGCGGTACGTCTGTCGCGGTGTGCGATTTAATCGCCGGCGCCGCCGGCGTCGGCTCGTCGATCATGCTGTGGGAAGTTGCGGCGGGCACGAACCAGGGCGGCATCACGGCGGTGAACGTCACCGTCTCCGCGGTGCAAGCCGTGGTGGACGCGTTCTTCGCGGGCTAGTCTGTCGAGATTTCATAGAAGTGGTCGGAAGCCGGGACCGACAACTCCTGTTCCTCGCCGTCGCAATCCGTTATGTATTCGTCCTTGGTCGCTTCCCGCAGCACAAGGAACGGCTGGTTGGGATGATATTTGCGATTGTCGTCCGAAAGGCCGTGTTCGATCTCTCCCACACGCAACCGAAGCACGCTGTGAATTATCACTTTGCCGTTCATATTAGCTCAGATCCCAAATGTCCAACGCCGTCTTTCCCGCCAACATCAAAGGCTTGACCTGGACGGTAACTAAATCTTTCGAATTCGCCACCATCTCTCAGAAGTCGCCCAATCAGTACGAGCAAACCATCTCGCAGACGCAGAATCCCATCTGGCACTGGGTGCTGATTTACGACTATCTGTACGACGGCTTTGTCACTCCCAACGATCTGATGCCGTACGCGCCATACACGGACTTCCGGACGCTGCTTGGCTTCATGCTGGCGCGGCAGGGGATGTTCGACTCGTTTTTGTATACGGATCCCACGGATCACTTCGTGGGCCCGGGCGAAACGCTGGGCGTGCCGAATCCGCAAGCGCAGCTTCAGCTCGTCAACGACGGCGCCGGCAACTATTACTCGCCGATCCAGCGCAACATGGGCGGCCTGTTCCTGGAGGACATCACCGATCTGAACGGCGCGCTCGCGCTCTATCAGAACGGCGTGCTGGTGACCTCGGGCTATACGCTCATGGGGCCCGGCCTGGCGCTTCCTGGCTATTCGTTTCAGGGACTGTACGTCAAGTGGAGTGTCATCCCGGCCGCTCCGGTCACGGCGTCATTTAATTTCTACTTCCGAGTCAAGTGCGAACTCGACACTCAGGACTACGAGGAATTCATGGCGGGCCTGTGGACCATCGGCGGCTCCGGATCGAAGAACGGATCGGGGCAACTCAAGCTGATGACGCGGCGGCCGCCTACGGCTTAGTCGGATGCGACGAGGTAGAAAACAATGCGTCAAGTAATCTCCGGCTACCTTCAGGACTCGACCGCAGCGGCACAAGCTTATCTCCAGACGGCGCAACAACTCACCCTCCCAAATCTGTATCTGATCGGCTACCCCGAGGACCCGAACGCGCTGTGGCTCACCGATTGGGAGTCCCCGATCTGGTGGCCGTGCTGGGGCAGCTCTGCGTACCTCCCCGCGAATATCTCGCGCGGCGCGGTCCCGAGCAAAACGGGCTTGGACGTGGACACGCTCGATCTGACGTACACCCCGAGCTATGTGACCTACGGCCTCACTACGGCCACCGCAAACGTCTGGCAGGCCGCGCAACAAGGGCTGTACGATAACATCCCCGTGCGCGTGTGGACGTGCTATCTGCTGCCCGGCGGCGACGCCATGACCCTCGGGTGCTCGACGTGCTTCGGCGGGCGCATCGGCCGGGCAAAGGTGGACCGCGGCAAAATCGTCTTCACGGTCAACTCGTTTTTGGACGTGGTGAACCAGCAGCTTCCGCCGAACACAATCGAGATGTATTCGCAGACGGCCGCCTATTCCGGCGCGACGCCGCCGGCCGGCTTCTCGATCATCCCGCAGTTCAACGTGGAACGCGGCGCGTCGACGACCGTCGTCGTCGGCGACTGCACAAATATCGGGCCGCATCACATCTTCGGCACGAACGTGCTGCGGGGCGGCTATCTCGTTTTCAATCCCGGCTCGACGCTGGGGCCAACGAGCTGGTCGGCGATTCAGCAAAACGTGGAAGTGAATATCGGCGGAAACAATTACAACCAATTCGTCCTGTATGCGCCGCTGCTGTTTCCCCCGACGTTTCCAGGGGACACGTTTTACGTGAGCGCGCCCTCGCCGAACGGCGGGACGGAAGAGAACGGCTTCCTCTTTTTGCCTGCCCCAGCCATCGGCGGATCATGATTTATTACGACCTCGGCGGCCGGCGCGCGGCTCTTGTGGAGATCGCGAAGACCTTCGTTGGGACGCCTTACGTTTTGGGCGCGCGAGTCAAAGGCGCAGGAATTGACTGTGCAAGTTTTCTTGGTCAGTGCCTCATAGAATCGGGGCTGGCGACGGCAGAGTCAGTGTACGGCGGGCTCGAAGTCTACCACCAGGACTGGCACCTCCACGCGCCCGACGAGCGCTACATGCTGCGTTTGCTGCGGCACGCGCAGAAGGCGATGGAAGGCGTGGCCAGCAAGTCGTCGCGCATCGAGCCGGGCAACCTACTGCTCTGCCGCGCGTTCGGAACGCGGAAGTACTCGCACGGGGGAATAGTGATCAAGTGGCCGATGATCCTGCACGCGATCGCGCCGTGCGTGCGGTGGGCGGACGCGACGCGCGATCCTATGTGGGCGCATCGGGAGATAGCGGTGTTCGATCCATTCGCAACGCGGACCGGCTGAAGGCACGGTCCGCGCGCGTTCCTCTCACCTTTTAGTCCGTTTCGCACCTTCCTTTCTTTTCTTTCTCTTTACAACACTACCAAAATGATCGGCGGCAAACCTTCCTCTAAGGTCAAACCAGTCGCGCTTGGCACGGATGTAAACAGCGGCTCGTACGGCCAGACCATCCCGGTCGGGTGGGGCATGACCAAGGGCTCCGTCTATCTGATCTGGATGGCAAATCTCCGCCAGGGCAGCGGCAAGAAAGCGAAGAAATCGAAAGCTCCGCCCGATTACGTCGCGAACATCGACGCGCTCGTCTGCACGAATCCTTGCATGGGGATTCTGCAGATGTATGTCAATCAAAACCAGTGGCTCCA